ATCAAGTTTAGATTCTCTTGTAAGAGAGTATTGTTCCTCTACAATTCTATCTTGTTCTTTTTTAAGTTTAAGTTGTTTGGATTTCTCAGTCTCAACATTTTTAAATTTTTTCTTCACACTAAATCTTTTTGGTGTCAAAAAACTTTCTTGTTTTATTTTTGATCTAAATTTTACAGGTTGTCTTGTATCTTTTATTATTTTCTTTTTCTTTAATGCCTCTTCAAGTATCTCCAGTAATTTTTTTTGATTAATTTTTGTGGTGTCAATTTTGATTCCAGATCCTTTTAATAAATCATCAATGTTCTCAGCACCCTTTATATTTTTTATACCTCTTATACCGATCAAAGAGAGAACAAGAAATATGATACCCTCCAATATTGGTAAAGGTTTTTTTGTGGGAACAGGAGATCTTGTGCGAAATCTTCTAAAAAAGTCTAATCTTAATCTTGCTTTTTTATCTTCTTCTTTTAAATCAGGGCCAAATTGTGTGGCTGCAACACCACGCATGGCAGGAATACGAGGAATCGTTTTATACAGTCTTCGATTTAAATTTTTAATTTTATCAGTATCTTGTTTAAATAAAGTATTTTTCTTTTTTAATACCTTAACAAGTTCTGCAGTTTTATTCCTTGTATCTACAAGTCTCTCTCGAATCTCTTCAATTTCTGGAGTTGAAGTGCCAACAGGAACATTAAATTGATCTGTATTTTGTTGTAAATCAGTTATCGGATTAAATCCTTCCATTATACACTCCTCACATATGATTCATACGGTGAAAATCTACGTTCTGGATCCAATTCTGCAATTGCATTATCGAGTGCAGTAGAAGCAGAACTAGGTTGTTCTCCACCAGCAAGATTTTGAGCAGTGCGAAGATCTATAATTTGAGTTTGGCCATTACCAGCATCCACAGGTTTTCTGATTGTATCGAAATTAGGATTTATAGAAAAGTTATCACCTCCAAAAGAAGTGTTCATTGCAATATTTGATCCTTCTCCGAATTGATTATTGATATTTCCCATAGAAAGATCAACACTATCTCCAGAACCAGACTCTATACTATTTGTTAAATCTCTACCACCTTGAGGTTTTACGTTTGAATTTCCACTATATTTTTCTCCATCCCAAACTTTATATCGAGTACCACGACTCGTTTGTACTTTAATATAATCTCCAACTTGAGGTGTTTTTTTACTATCACTACTTGCAGGAGGAGGGGGGGTATTTTCTCCTCCTCCTTCTCCTCCTCCTTCTCCTCCTTGTCCGCCTTCCCCACCTTCTCCTCCTTCAGTAGGCCCACCAAAAGCATTTGCTAGAGCTCCACCAACTTCAAGTCCCAAAGATAACATAAGAGCATTAGTCAAATTATTAGCTAAACTACCTACTTGTTTAACAACTTCTTCTTTTGGTCTGGTGATTAAATTAAATATTGATCTTTCAGTTCTTGTTTCTGATCTATCCTTTCCTTTTTTCGCTAAAGCTTCCTCCATATCTTCAATCAAGGATTTCCGATATTTTGCCTCTAATGCTGCACTAACAATCATTGCTTGTTTTAGTGCATCAATATTTCTGTTTATTTTTTCTATCTCTAATCTGACACCCTCAAAGCCTGGATTTAAAATTCTAGGATTTTCAATCGCTGGAACAACAGTGCTTGGAGTAATAAGACCCTGAAAGTTTGGAATACCCTGAAGAACCTGATCATTATCCATGTCAATATCAGTTGCATCATCTAATTTTCGACTTCGATCACCAAGAAAAGTTAAAGCTGATTGTTGTTTCTTCTCTGCTGTTGTTCTTGATCTTCTTCTCATTGCTTCGAGAAGACGAAGATTTAAACCAATATTAGAAGAGGTCATACCTCCTTGTCTATTGGCCATATCCATTTGGATATCGAAATCTGTTCTAAATCCTCTACCTGAAAATAAATTACCAAATCTACCACCAGCAAACTGATTTAATAATTGAGCACCAAAACCAGCAGTAAGTAATTTATTTAAAAGAGCGGCAAGACCAGCAGCACTACCAGTGAATAATGCCATTATCCTAGTCCTTGTTGTTGTTGCTGTTTCATTTTCTCAGCTTCCAGATAGTTTCTTAATAAATTGACATAGACATCCCTTTCCCAAGGCATCATATTTTCTAGTTCTGTCAAACTATATTTATGATACTGCATCAATGAGAATGTCAATTCATAGTATGACTCAGCACTCAAATGAGCCATACTTAGCCGAAAAAACTTGCCAATCCCTCTAATGTAACGGTTGATTTAATCTTTGTATTTGGATTTTCAACTTCTATGTCGTGTGACAATATAGGCATTGTGTCGAAGAACTTTTCAATTTCTTTAAATTGAACAGAATTAAGTTGTTCTACAAATTCAATCAATTCTTTTTTTGTACAATCCTTTGCTTCCCATGCTTTTTCTTCATCAAAAACCATTTCAATACAGGAAGCTATAACATCAAAGGTGCTGTCTGATGGGCCATCAAAGTTAAAGTTATCATCAATAAATTGATCTAATGATGGATACTTCATTCTTAACGTATATGTGTCATCAATTTTAACATCAACACTGTGATTTTTGTCTTTCTTGACTTTAATCTCATCAATGTAAATTTGAGTGTTCACCTTTGTTTCATTATCATCAGGACAAGTAACTACAAGGTCAATACTTTCTCCAATCGATCTCGCACGAATATTTAAAAATAGATATTCAATATCGAATGTTGGTAATTGATCTACCTTCACTCCTTTTGTGAGAATACAGTTTTTTAGTATATCTTTTATAGCTCTTGAAATATCCTTTACGGAGTTACTTTCAATTGCAAGTATTAGAATTTTTTCTTCTTTAACTAAAAAAGGTCTATAACTTATTTTCTTTCCGTTTGATGGTAGAGTTAAATCATAAGAAGGCGTAACAATCTTTGGTAATGGCATAACTATTCACTTCAGTACCTTATTTAGTTGTGTTTACATAGTGGTAAAATCGTATATACCACCCTCTGTTTGTTCTATTACTTCATTAATAGTTGTGTCAGGAACTGCTTGAGGGAATATACTTCTATACTCTTCAAATATAGTTTTTGGTGAATTAGAAGTATTATTTGTAGGTTTTACACCAGCGGATCTATCATACCCAAAATATTGATCACCAACTAATTCATTAAATCTACCCATCCAAGGATCGAATGAATCTGAGTATCCCTTCCATCCAGATCGAATTTTACTATTGACCCAGAATCATAATTGACTGGTGTTGATGCCATTGATAAAGGCCATGATCGCACGAAACAATAATATATCAAAGATTTATTTCTTATAAAGTAATCTTTGTTAAATTTCACCACTGTCATATTACATTTATAAGTTTTTGGGTAATTTAAAGTCATGACTTGATTATCAGCCTTTCCATAAACTTGGCCATGAAGAGGATTAATCAATTGCATCCAAGCTTCAAAATACTTTATGACTTTATAATTTCTATCAACCATGAATGTAAAAGTGACATCATCATATATTCTTTTAAATGGCATCCTTTCCGTAATACCTTGTCTATCACCAGAAACCTCTACATCAGCGAAGGATGATCCAGGCAATACAGCATCCGATACCAGTAATCCAAGATCTTCATCTACAAATCTTCTCTCAATGCCTGCATCTGACGCTGCATTATAAACATCTAAATTTGGTTCCATGTAGATTTGATACTTGTTATCAAGAGCTACGGTTTGAAATTTTGATCGTATGTTATTAATTGTATAGTTTTTTGGTTGTCTTGACATTATCTCTAAATAGATACCAGCTAGTTATCATCTTTTATTTATGAGCTATAGCGGAAGATATAGACCGACCAACCCCAAAAAATACAAAGGAGATCCCAAAAACATCGTTTATAGGTCTTTATGGGAACGTAAATTCATGGTTTACTGTGATTCACATGACCATGTGATTGAGTGGGGAAGTGAAGAATTTGCAATACCATATCGAGATCCAGTGAGTGGCCGTCGAAGAAGATACTTTCCAGACTTTTACATCAAGTATGTTGATGGATCAAAGAACACCCGCCGTATGGTAATTGAAGTCAAACCAGCGAAACAATGTCGAGAACCTATAACAAATCCACCAAAGAAAACCAAAACGTGGATGAATGAGGTCTATACATGGGGTGTCAATCAAGCTAAGTGGAAAGCTGCAAAGGATTTTTGTGATGACAGATTATGGGAATTTAAAATTTTTACAGAGAAAGAACTAGGTATTAGATGAATATCGCTTCACAAATCATACAAGAGGCAGGAAAACGAAACCGTAGTCGTGACTGGTATCGTAATAAATTGATGACGGCTTTACAGAACTATCAAAGTGCAGAGTATGATGATCCTGGCGAGTTTGGTGAGGTGTCTGGGCCAGTTGAGGTTGGTGAGTTATATTTTTTCAATTATGTTGCAACAAAACCACAGAGATTAAAGTATTATGATCAGTTTCCGATGAGTTATGTCTTAGGTGTGTTTAAAGATGGATTTCTTGGAGCTAATTTGCATTACCTAAATAATAAATTGAGAGAAGGAGTCGCATTAAGCCTTCTAAATAGTGGCGATGGTGCAGTTGTACCCACTCAAACGATACATAGATATTATTTCAGTGGAATACAAGGTAATATTATGAGAGTACCCGAATCGGAGATGGCAGAGGTGTCTTTATTACCTACATCAAAATTTATTAATAATAATGGTAAAGAACTCCCAGCTTATAGAGTATGGAGGAATAGTTAATGGCTGTAATACACAGTGGTAGATTAAGAAATTCTGCTGGTAAAAAATATTACATTTCCCTTGATGATACCTTTGGTAGTTCATCATATAGTGTATTTTCTTTTACAGATAATAAAGATTATGACAATAAAACAGGCACTTTAATGTACACAGAGGAATTATCATTAATAAAATATGGTGCAACTGATTTTTTAACCAATGACAATGCAACACTAATAGATGAATACGGTTCAATAGATTTTATGGATAAAGTAAGATCTGAAGTTAGAAAAGTAATAGTGGGGACATAAAAAATGGTATTACCGTGGTCAGCAGCTGCATTTCTTCTTTTTAATCAACAAGAAAAAGAAAGATTAGAGAATCAAAATCTAAGAAATGATGGAAGTGGCGATAGATTTGATACATTAAATGACGCTGAAAAAATAGAATTACAAAATTTGTTGCAAGAACAAGAATACAATTTTTGGCGAGAAAATACAGAGGATAGTTACACTGAATTTTTAGCTAATGAGGGTGATGTATTCAACAAATATACTAATGCACAACTAGAAGGAGGACAGAATGGAGAAGAATCCCCCAAAACCACCAATACCTCTAAAAACACAGGTTTTAAATCCAACCCTCTCAGAAAAATAGCGGGTGGTCGTGTTTTACAATATCCAATTGATTTAGACACAGATATACAAGATTATTTTGAGATACAGGTATTTAATTATAGACCAGCAGGAAGTTTACCAAGTATATCGTACAACAATCAAGGAGCAAATCCATCTGGCACAAAAGTGACAAATAGCACTGGTGGATATTATTCTGGTTCTAATTTAAGGGGTAATCGACAAAATTTCAGACTACAAAATTTACAATCTACCATACAATTACCTGTTCCTCCATCACTCAAGGATATGAATTCAGTTGATTTTGGTGGTCAATCAATGAGTGGTTTTGCTGCTGCAATTTTTGGCCCAGTGGTTGCATCATTTTTAGGAGGCCGAGATATTGTTAACAGAGGAGCGGATGCAGATAATGAGGAAATTAATATATCAAGTATAAGAAGACAAGCACAGTCAATTATAAGTGGTGGTTTTGATGTTTTTGGAAAAGTAGGAGGAAACGCTCTTGAAGCACTTACAAATAAAAGTTTTAGAAGAGTTCAACAATTAAATGCAATTGCACAGGCTGTAGCTGCATTAGGTGTGAACATTGATGTAAATCAGGCAATCACCAGAGTCTCAGGGGCGGTTAGAAATCCAAATTTGGAGTTATTATTCAAAGGCCCTGCATTAAGAAGTTTTAGTTTTACAATTCGACTTACTCCAAGAAGTCCAGAGGAATCAAAACGCATACGTATGATAATTCGTGTTTTAAAACAACATTCAGCTGTTAAAAGAAACTCACAAGTTTTAGACGGAGATAATAATTTTCTAATTGGAACACCAGACGTATTTAAATTAAGATATATCAAAGCAAGAACTCAAAAAGATATTAAAGGT